TGACGGCTTTTGTGATTTTCTTCGATATTTTGTACCCGCTCCATGTCCTGACGCGTAGGACGGGCATCAGACGGCGTTAAAGCCCCAATCACTCGACCGTATGCCGATGTCACGCAATTCTCGACCCACCAATTTGCATTGATCTTGCTCGAATCGCGTACCTCATAGGCGTAATCGACTGCCGCAGGCTTTTCATCTTCGTAATTTCGATATGCCAAAGCTTTGACCAAAATGTAACCCGCTTTGATATCAATGTCTTCGATGTAGCATTCAAGTCTTCCCGTAGGGAACTCTGATCTAAATCTTTTGATTCGAGCATTGACATCTTCGTAATTGTCAAGATTAAAAGCCATTATTCATCAGCTCCAACCTGTGATGATCCGCGAGTTTTGCCCCGTGAGAATCCGCGTGCATAACCTTCGCCCCAGCCGTCATTGTGACCTTTGCTGAATCCGACCATGTATGTGAGAGCCATAAGCGCAAGGGTCGTCAATATTTGCGCGATGCTCATATCCAATTCGTGCATTTGTTTTGCTCCTGATCGAGCGGCACATTCGGCGCGCTCTGGTATCAGTGTGAAGCACAGGTGCGACAGATTCAAGAATCCTGTTCAGATTTCGGCGTGTCGATTGGCTTTGGCTTCGATTTCAGCCCATTGCCTGCCAATACGCCACCGAGCGCACCTGTCAGAAAGATTGCCAGCGTTTTAAGTAGATCAATGAATGCCGCATCATTGGGAGCTTGTGCGCCAACAGGTTGAGTGACAAAAATCAATGCGTAGGTGATGCCAAAGCTAATAATTAAAAACACAAAAGCCAGCACTGATCCAATAATCAGGATCAAGCGAGCGTGTATGTCCTCAGGTGTTAGACGGCGCTGATATTTAGGGCTTCGAGCGTTCAACGATGTCGCCAACCAAGTCTGAAGCACAGACTCCCGTGACTTTGCATTGTGGCGGTTGGCATTCATCTAAATACCAATTGTCGAATTGCTGACAGGGATACCTGACCCAGCCGTCATATCCACAGCTTGATACCCCTGCCGCAATTAGCCCAGCGATTAAGACTTTGAGATACCGAATGCGGAATCTTTTGGATTTAACCATCGCAGAATTACAGGTGCAACGGCTGATGCGCCTGCATAAACAATCGCCTTAGGATCAGTTACGCCTGCGAGATAGACAGCTAGTCCAGCCGCTAAGAATGAGCGCAACCATGACGCGAGCAATGCTTTTGCTTGAATCATTTTTTTTTGCCTTTCTTCTTGACTTTGCCTGCGGCTTCCTCGCCTGCCTTGACTTCAGGATACTCCAGCTTTGACGGTGCATATTTTGGACGGCTAAAACCGACAACGGGCGAGCCTGCCCCAAGCGAGCGTGTCTTGATCATGACCATGCCGCCATTTCTTTGATTCCCGCCCGTTGGTGCGGTATTACCCTCGACAGTAATGATTGATCCATCTTCAACTTTGACGACAATCCCAATATGACTAATTCGATCAATGCCGTCATGCGGGAAGTCAAAAAATACAAGATCGCCCGCTTGTGGATTATCTGTATGCCAGCGTCCAACATCTTTCATTCGAGCCGCGCCCATTGCTGTGCTGACCATTGACGGCAATTTCACGCCAGCTTGATGTGCGCACCAATTTACAAAAGAGCCGCACCAAGCCAATCCATTCGCTTTTGTAAATTCGCCATATTTTGTAATATTGTCAGGCGTTTCAACATATCCAACTTCCGCCAATGCAATTTCACAAAGCCTTTGAGCTGTACTTTCAGGATAAATGCTCACAATCCCAAAGCTTTCAAATCGTCAACGTCCAAGCCAAGAGCTTCAAGTTTTGCTAGCGCTGCTTCTTTCTTCGCAAGCGCTTGTATTTCTTTTTGCGCTATTAATTCGTCAACAATAGCGAAAGCATTTTCGTACTCTTCTTTAGTAAATGGCTCACAATCAACAAAGGTGATTCCTTCATACTCATAACCGCTTTGAGTATATCCACCATTAGGGCGAAGATAAACCATTACGTCTCTTGCAGTAGCCATTATGCTCCAATCTCCAATGCCATCATCGTACTTTTTGTGGATTCACTTTGACAAACAATTGAACCGCCGTTTGTTGTATAAAGCACTTTGCCTTGTATTTTGTAAGTTGTGGCAGAAGTAGTCGCGGGCGAATCTAAATAATTAACTGCATATAGTCCATATACTATTGTTTGCGAACTATCGCCGGTTGCCATACGAGTAAATAAAGCGCTGTTAGCACTTGCCTGATGTCTAAAAACTTCAGTAGAACCGCGCAATATTCTAAAAGTTCCGCCTTGTCCGGTATTGTTGGAACGAAAGAGTCCAGCACTTAAAGCGCAAATTAACATTATTTTTGAACTTGATGACGTTGGGGTGATTGTGATTGTCCCACCTGTGTCGGAATAAGTTGTATCCGTTGTGATTGAAGTTTCTGTCGAATAATCTGCATAAACAACCTGTAAGACTTTGCCGCCACCTGCCGCCGTTGCCCATGTAGGTACGCCGCCAGATACGGTGAGAACCTGTCCTGTTGTACCGATTGCGCGTTTGGACAAAGTATTGGAAGCTGAAGCATAAAGAAGATCGCCTGTCGTATAAGTTGTTTGTGCTGTGCCGCCCAAAGTTGCCGCGACAGGTGAATCCAAAGACACGGTTACTGCGCCGCTTGTGCCGCCGCCCGTCAGACCCGTGCCAGCCGTGACACCTGTGATGTCGCCCTGATCATTATTGATCCACACAAAATCCATATCGGTATTTGAATTTTTGGACAAAATTTGACCTGATGTGCCGCCTTTGAGATCAGCCAATGATGTATCGACTGCCTGTCCAAAGACTTCAAAATCGGCTGGCAAATCTTTGACCAAATCCGTATTTGTGGGCATTTGCCAATTAAAGTTGCTTGTGGGATTAGCCATCTGATCTCCTTACGCTACGACAAAAGCATTCTGCCATTGAAGTGTATTGGATACGGTATTCCAAGCTTCGGCGACACTCACGGACTGCCATTTCTCGGCTACTGTCGAGAATGCCACAGGCGACAGATTCAATGTGATCTGAAGCTTGTTGTATGACGATGAGAATGACCAGCCTTCGACATAACCCTCAAATTGTGCGCCCATATTGACAGGCAAATCAGTGATTCGAATTGGTAGCCCCATAAAGACCTCAAGAAGTGCATCGCGATCAGAATTGCCAAGCGTGGGATTTGTCAATTCATAAGTAACAGAATCAAAGAATGCCTGTGGGAAGGCTCGCAAATCTAAATAGAATTGAGCCTGATCTGCCGCATCAGCCGCATGTTCCAATGATGTGGCAATATTTTGCGCCAGGTTGCCGTATATGGCGACTGATTCTAAATCTTCAGCCGATTGTTGAGCATTGGCTTTGTATGTGATGGTAATTTCATTTCGCACATCGCCTGCGCGGGTGACAGTCTTTACGCCGCCGTATAGGGCATCACCGACCAAAAGCTCCACATATCCGTTATTGGCAAGATATAAACCTCGATGCGTGCTGTCTGCGTAGGCAATGCGACCCTGCGAATCTTCATATATTTGCCCAAGACCGCTTGTTGCCAAAGCGCTTACTAGGGCATAGACGGTCGTATTTGACGCAGATCGCGATGTCAGCTCATAATCGCCAGGCTGATCAATTTCGCCCAATCCCGTATTCTCAGCATTTGCCCAAGTTGTTGTGGCGGGCGTGTAATTTTGCCAGGTAATTGCGGCAGGTACTTCAGCCCAAGAATTAAAAAACAAATCACTGAGAATGCTATAAATTTGATCTCCATCAAAATCTTTGGTCAATACGCCTTGAGTCAGCGTTCGATTGAGCTTTGCCAAAGCTCCTACTGCGATGATTTTGATGCTTTGCACGAACATCACTGATCCTGCCGCTTGGATACTCACTTCGACATCGCTAATTGTGCCGCCAAAGATAGGTACGAAAGCGGCTGTGGAATCCTGGACTTCGATTGTTAGACCGTCATTAATCTGTGGCACAATTGCCGATCCATCGGATTTAATCAGCACAATATTGGCGTATGAAGCTTGTGCCTGCTCATAAATATTACTGCGACCTGAAGTGATTGACATACTTGCCAATGTCACATCAGTGTATTCCGTACCCTCGATCTTAAGTCGCCATACGGGTGACCATTGCGTCATGGCAGGATACTGCCGCCTGCCAGCGTGCCACGATAAAAGCTATTGTTGAGAATATCCACAATTTGACGGGCAACGCCTTCTTTGTCGAGAGCGCCCGTGACATTGATATTTAGATTTGTGACATTGCCGCCGCCGCCAAGCTTGTTATTGGGCACGATTACGCCATCGGTCTTTGGCACGAACATCTCAGCGCCGCGCTCACCTACGACATAGGAAGTACCAGCTTTAACTGATCCACCTTCGGCGCGACCACCGCCAAAAGCCGATGAAATTAAATTACTGATTCCCTTCACGACAGGATTATTTGCCACAAGATTGATTAAACCTTTGACAGCGCTACGACATCACCAACTGCGTCAGCTACGCGAGCAAAGCCATTTACAAGACCCGAAATAATTGATCCAAGCGCTGAGAATGCCGCACCTAAACCCTTACCAAGTACGGGCAAAACATTGGCAATAATGAAAGTCACAAAAGTTTTGAATCCGTCAATAAGCGGCTTTAATGAGTCATAGTTGTCGTCAATCGCTTTTTTGACTTTATTGAAAGCTGAGAATATGCCACTGATCACAGGTGTGACTGTCTGAATTATTGCAGGCACAACTGTCTCCACTAAAAATCGATACCATCTCTGAAGCGTAGGCAACGCATCTTCTTTGATAAATGCAAATAAATCCTTAAAAACGGGTGATAACTGTGTGCCTAATTTGTCGGCAAAATCGGCAATGGCTGGTATGCCCTTATCAACAAAATTTGTGATCAATGGTGTTATTGCATCAAGTACAAATGATCCTACTGTCTCTTTTGCTTCATCAAAAGCAATACCGAGACGCTCCATTTTGCCCGCGAATGTCTCAGCTTGCAAAGTTGCTTGACCGCCAAAAGTAGCTGATAAAGCTTTGGTGACTTCATCAAAAGTCATTGATTTTAATTCTGCGGCAGATAATCCAATACCTAAACGACCAAGAGCGGCAGTGTTACCCTCAAAACCGCGTGCTAATGCCGCGCTGACTGATTCCAGAGATTTACCGCTACCAGCCGCAATATCAAGAGCCAAAGCCTGCAATCTTTGAGCTTCGGCGACATCTTTAGTGCTTCGCACTAATCGATCAAAACTTGGTCTGAGCTGATCATCAGTCACACCTACTGCGACAGCCGTCTTTGATATGTATTTCTCAACATTGGCGACCACTTGATTGCTTGCACCTGCAACATTGCGAAGGCTAGTCGCTAAAGCTGTCTGTGCCTTTTCGTCTTCAATTGCCGCTTTAACACCATCAACCAAAAGCTTGCCAGCGTATGCCGCCGCCGCCGCACCTGCCGCCGCAAATGCCAATCCTGCCTTCTTGCCAAAGTCTGCGACCTTACCGCCAAAACCTTCGACCTCATTTGAGCTATCTGTCAGCTTCTTGCGTAAATCATCAACATCAGCAAGTATCGACAGCTTGAGTGTGCGCGATCCTGCCATCAGTCAAACCTCTTAACAATCTCCGAGAATGATTGCTCCCATTGTTTCACAAGCTCGCCCTGATTAGCGCGAAGCGTGGGATATATGAACCAGCCTTGCGGATTCCAGGTCGGGAATTGGTTGAATTTCTTTGATCCGAATTCCATGCCGCCCCAAAGTTGTTGAAGTTGCACCGCCTGAGAATCTTTGTGAAGCGTAACCGATAGACAATTCACCAAGTTTTGATGATTTGCTTACCTTTGATCCTTCAACAATGCGGCGTGCAACTTCAGGCGCTTTCTCGCGTCCGTATGAAGCTGTGATGATCTTGCCACGCAAGAAATCAGCCAAAGCATTGGATTTCTTTTTGGCTTCTTCAAGCGCTTGCTCGTCCATTGCTTTGAACGCACGCTTGATTGCAGTCAGCTCTTTTTTGTCATAGCTGATTGCGTCTTGTGCCATTGCGCTTCTCCAATACCTCAATCGCCGTCATAATGTCTTCAGCCGATGTCCATTCAGACATCGGAATTCCTGTGGCGATCGCCAGCTCGACAATTAGCCGCCCGACTGATCCGCCGCCGTGACTTTTGGGCTGAGTGGGCTCGCATCTATGTCTGCCACAGTCTCGATCCAGGTATCAAACGGAAGTGATGGCTTGCCTGCCGCTTCACGCTTAATTGCGTTATACGCCAAAAAAGCAAGATCAGTCATTCCGAGAAGGTTGTCTCCTTTGATGTCTGTGATCCTGCGACCTGTCTTTGTCTCCCATTTGACCCATTCAGGCGGCAGTACCGTGACCGATATTTGCTCGCCTGAATTGAAAGTCACTTCAAGTCCTAACTTCATGCTCCTGATGTCCTATCTCTTAGCTGAATGTTTCGGTCGGTGTTCCGACAACGGTGAATGAGAAGCTGACGGTCTGTGCATCGGGTGAAGTACCGCCTACGCTTGGGAATGCTGGCATTACATTGAAAGCAAACACCGCTCCCGTGATAGCAGTCAGCGAGACCGCCAAAGTGGTATTCGGTGCGCTTTCGGTTGCATTCCATAGAGCTTCGCAAAGTGAATCAGCCGCGCCCCAATCGGCGAGCATCTCCATTTCAAAGCTCCACTGATCATCAATGTGCTTATAAGCTTTTTGATACAAAGTCTGATAAGTCTCGATGGTCGGATCATTGCTGAGCGTTGCCGATAAAGCTTGCTCATCGTAATTTTTGGTCGCGATCGTCAAGACTAGATCGCGCCCCGTGATGACGGTCGTTGCCATGATTACTCCTTAATTGGTCTGAGTGAAGTATGTCGAAATATTGATGTCAGCCGTAAGGTACTGAGCCGCACCAATTTGTGTCACCAATGGACGCTCCACAACGCCCACGATGTATCCAGCAGGCAAAGCCGCTAGAATGCTAATGATTAGCTTCTCGATGTTATCGAGAGAAGCTGGATTGCTGTTATACGACACGATTGCCGTTGCAACCATATTCACTTTTATTTTGACATTGCCTTTTGATAGCAATTGTGGCTCAAAATAAGGTGATCCAGGTACTAAAACGATTGCAGGCGATATGACTGACTCAGGCACGCTGTTGTATGTCGATGCGGCAAGTCCTGAGAATGCTGTTTTGAGCGCATCGCGAATCGTGACTTGAATTGAATTGGCAGGCATTATTGAACCATAGTCTCGACATCAAGATACGGTGCGAGCAAAGCTTGGACTCTCGAAAGCAATGATCGCCCAAGACGGAATGGCGTAGGTGCAAAATCTACGCCTTCGAGCTGACCGCCGATCGAGAGTCGGGATTGAAATATCTCTGTGCTGACGACATAGACCGCAGATTCGACTGCGGGGGTGCTGGCGTACAAAGTCGCCGCGTCATAGCCTGATAAGTATGCAGTGCCTTGTGGTATCGATGGCTGAAGCTCGATGTCTGCATTTGTAACCGCGCATGAGAATACTTGACCGTTAAAGTCGATCGAATATCCTGCGGGTAGGAATGGGAATGGATAGCCATATTGCGGCGTATATTCTGAAATAAATCGATAATCATTGGTGACGGTTTTTGTGCCGTTAAATATTGTCGGAAGTCCTGAGATCACAATGCTTTGACCGGTCGTAAATCCGTGCGGGCGTACTGTGTAGTAATACGCGACATTATTTTTTAATTGAACCCATGCGACTTTGGAACTATTTTGTACCAGCATCGGAAGGATTATGTTCTCCGCGCTGTCAATAATTTGATTTAAGTATGTGTCATCGTAAAGAGCAGAGCTAACACCAAGCACATTCCGCAATTGAGTTGCAGTGATTATTGCTGGCATTAGCTCTGATCCTTTCGATTCGGCTGGACTGACTCAGGAGCGAATCAGTCCATGACTAGGTGGCTGATTAAGCCTTGTTATTCTTGAAAGCGCCAGCCGCAATCTTCGTGACGATGGAACCATATCCATACATCATAATTGAGACTTGACCTGTTGAGATCAAATTACTGCGAAGCTGGAATGATGGGCTTTCAAACCACTGATAAGCATCACGATTGACAATAAGAATTGTTCCATCGCCATCGCCGCCGTTGTTGTAATCCACATAGAGATCAAGACCTGCAACATTGCCGCGAAGTGATGAAGGTGTTACAACACCGCCTGCATTTTGTGGCTGTGATGCGTTGTAGATTGGACGACCATTGTCGTTCAATGTCATGAGATTTGCCCATTGACCGCTCGAGACGATCATGCTTGATGCAAATTGTTGTGTGTTGCCATAAACGCTTGCGGCACCACGCGAGACAATTCCAAGAAGCTCTGTGGCTGTTGGATATGTTGTGGTGGTTGTGCTGTCAAGTGTTGCACCTGCAATCAGCGCATTATTGACTGCCGCATTTGTAGCCTTTGCATACGCTCCTGCGAGAGTGCGCATCAATTCCTCGAAGAATGCAGGACTTGTGCGATCTAGCAATTCGACAGAGAAAGTCTGTTGTCCTGCGTACTTAGATACAGTCGCAGTTACGAAAGCCGCATTCTGATCGGTTTCGCTAGGTGTTCCAGCTTCGGAAGTAGCCGCAACGGTAGGTACAACGGTGATCTTGGGCAATTCGAAGGACATGCCAGCATCAGGCAATACACCCGAGCTTATGGCTTCAATGCTCGGTCTAAAAGTATTTGTTAGACCATTGATAACAGTTGTCAATTGGCGTGTTGGTACAAGACCAGCATTGTCAGTTGTATCTGCGGCGGCGGCAACATAAAGACGAGCATCTTCATCACCTAGCGCGGCGCGTACAGTGTTCTCGAGATACTTGATCGGGCTTGGATCAAGGCGTGGCTTTGCATAGAAAGCTGGACGCGATGACGCTTCGATCTTGAGTGAAGCTTCCACCGTCTCTTGAACGGCAGGAGCGTCTTGAACGGTAGTGTCTTCCACTTGTTCTCCTTCGGTCGGGTTTGTTGTTGCATCTGAAGCATCTTCAGCTTCAGAATCTTCTTTGTCTTCGCTT